TTGGTTCTATCATAGCGCTTCCACACTTAGAACAATGCGACATTGCTTTTGGCATAGGCAACCCGCAACCTGGACAGAAGTTTGCCAACGCTCCAAAATAAGATGAAATGCTTGCCTTGCCAAGCAAATCAGAGAACGCTTGCACCAACGCATCAATTCGGTCAGGTGACTTTACATCCTGCGGTGTCCATATTGTCATCTGATCCTCAAGCAACGGATACTCCCCGATGTGGTGAATGCGTCCTTGTTCATACATGGCTGCAACTGGCTCGGCTCTCAATCGTTTACCAACATGCGCTCGGACTTCTCTGATCGGCAGCCCTTTGCGGACTTGTTTCAACACAGCGCTGACCATGTCACCGCCTTGGTTTACTTCAACCAAAATGCTGTCGGCTTTGTGTTCATCAAATACAGCAACCGCTTTGCTTGCCCAGTCTAAAGGTGAGCCTTTGAATGAGTAATCGCCCAAAACATAACCATGGCCTGAGGCATCTGATCCGCACACAAGGATTCCTGTTTCATCGCTTGCGTCTGTATTTGTTACCGCAGGGTCAATCGATACCACTATGCGGGACAACGCTGGTGCTTTATCCAGGCGAGCGCGATCAATAAGGCCCTTGGTCCATAAAGCGCCTTCAACATCCTCAAGAATCTCACCGTATAACTCTTGACGGCCCAAACGCGTGCCGTTATAGCGGGCTTGTAGTTCCAAAAGGGCTGCAGGGGCTAGGTTGGCTGCATTATCAAAAGTTGAGCCGCGTGTGACCACCACAGAGCCGTCTTTGCGGCCCGCTAAGGCCCGAATGAGGGGCGTTGGCTTGGGGGTGGTTGTAACTATCACCCTTGGATGCGTGCCAAGGCGTAGGCCAAACTGTAACTGATCCCAAGAGTCAGAATATCGGTACGAGGCTAACTCATCGCACCAGGCCCCATGATGCTGCGGGCCTCTAAAGCGCTCAGGTTCATCGGCTGAGAAGAGTTTAATTCGGGAACCGTTGTTGAGGATTATCTCACCGTTGTTGCGGTTCCAAGTCTTGAGCATTTTGTAACGGCGAAGGACACCGAGAATTCCTGATTGACCCTCGGCGCATGTATCTCGGGCATCACCGAATGTCGGCGCTACTATCGCCCAGCGCGTTCTCGGGTTGTTGATCGCTTCCCACGCTAACCACTCCGCTGCTGTTCTCGTCTTGCCCGCTCCGCGCCCCGCCATGTAAAGCCAAGTCTTCCATTCCCCCTGCGGTGGCAACTGTTCCGTTCTCGCCTGTTCCACCTTCCAGCGCCAACGGCTCGCCGCTATCCACTCCTCGGATGAGATTGACGATGCGCTCAATGTCTCCATCGATGTCTCGGTTTCCATCATAATTCACCACCTCTGCTTGAATCTTTGTTGGGGCATCTATACCCACCAATCTTGCCCTTCTTTCCATCAAACGGACAATCGTGCCAATCGCTCGGTCATCGCCTTTCATCGCTCTCGGCCACAAAGCCACCTGCATACGATCCAAGCGGTCTAACTCTTGCCATCTAAACTCTTCGGGAGCCTGAGGGATGTTGCGCGACATGATCCGTTCCAAAGCACGTTGCGCTCCTGACGGTGTTGCGTAACCCACCTCTTCGGCTATCCGCTGAAAGGTAAAGCCAGCCCTACGCAGGTCTAAGACCTTGAGTTCTTTTGCTTCGCGTTCGGCAGCCTTTTCCTCAGGCGTTGGTGAGGCTACTTCTGTAATGTTTTGCTCAACTTCCTCCATCTTTTGCTCAAGTTCCAGGCAAAAGTTCTGCTTTGCCACCTGTGACGCGTTCGTAGCGAGCAATGATTACATCGCAGTATTTAGGGTCTATCTCCATAATCCTGGCACGCCTTCTTGTCTGCTCAGCCGCAATCAAGGTTGAACCGCTCCCCGCAAATGGGTCAAGCACTAGGTCATTGGCTCGTGACGAGTTGTTGATTGCTCGTGTAATTAATTCAATTGGCTTCATTGTCGGGTGTTCCTTGTTTGACCGAGGCCTTGGAACTTCCCACACGGAGTCTTGTTTGCGGTCAGGCGGCTCTTGATGCGCAGCACCTGGGGTCCAGCCGTAAAAAATGCTCTCGTGGCGGTAATGATAGTCCGCCCTTCCCATAACTAAGGCATCCTTTACCCATACCAGCGTGTGTCGCCAAACTTCTAACTCACTCAACGGAATGCTGAAGGCTTGAAACAAGTTACCTGAGGGTGCAGCCACATACCAGCAAGCACCAGGCTTTGTGTAGGTGAACATCGCGTTAAACGATTGACGCAAGAACTCTTCAAGCGCTCCAATATCTAAATTGTCGTTTTCAATAGTCATTCCGCCTTGGCCGACATAAGACACTCCGTACGGTGGATCAGTCCACACTAAATTGACCTGGTCATCGCCTAATAAGCGTTCATACGCATCAACTTCTGTAGCGTCCCCGCAAAAGAGCAGATGCTCGCCTAGTTTCCAAAGGTCTCCATGTTTTACTTTTGCCTCAACTTCAGCGGGAATTTCATCTTCATCCATAGGTTCAGGCTCAATGACCTGCGGCATTTCAAATCCGAGCGCTTCGATATCGAAGTCTGCATCATGTAATTCCATGAGTTGTTTAGCAAGAACGGCTTCATCCCATTCGGCCAACTCTGCTGTGCGGTTGTCGGCTAAAGCGTAAGCACGAGCGGTATCTAAATCCCAGTCATCAGGAGCCACGGTTACATCTATGTGTTCCCATTTCAGGCTTTTTGCTGCTTCAAGCGTTCCATTACCTGCTAGTACGAAGTTGTCTGCAGTAATAACAATAGGCTTGCGTTGTCCAAACTTTGTAAGACTGGCGCAAATAGCATCTATATTCTTTTGTGAATGCGTGCGAGCATTGCGCGGGTCAAAAGATAAATCAGTTATCAGCCTTCTCGTTACTTCCATTGCTCGCCTTCTTACTTCGTTAGATTGTTCCTAGCATCAAGTAGATCATCAATGCTGCTCAACAGTAATTCTTTCTTTTGATGCGTTAGTCGGTTGCCGTACCGATCTACAAGCATCTCTCTAATATTGCGCAGCGCTTCGTCTATCTCCGCAATTGTTACTTCTCCATCGACAACAATCATGGTGTCTATCTTACTCTTTGACTCGCCCTGCTCGTTTTTGCGCGAGCGCGACCACATCCTGTTCACGATAATAGACATTGCGACCTACTCTTTCTACCCATACCAGTTGTTTTCTGTGCTGCAGTTGTCTTAGGTTATTCATTGTAATGTTTAATTGATTAGCAACCTGCTGGGCAGATAATAAACCTTCACTCACCATCCTGGTGCTTCAGATCTACTTGGCGCGCTACGCGGCGCTGATCGTTGACCTTTTGGAACAATACCAATATCGGTTGCGTTGATTTCAAGTGCAGTCTTGTCTATGCCATCGCGCCCTTTAAAAGTGGACTGCTTCATGCCGCCCTGAACAATGACGGTGTCACCTTTGTGTAATGCATCCACATACACTTCACCTTTTTCGCCCCAGGTGGTGACTCGAAACCAAATAGTCTCGCCTTCGACCCATTGTTCGCCTTTACGCTCGCGAGGTGTGTGCGCCAGTGAAAATGTTACAAGCGCTGCATCTCCACGCGCTGTTTTTACATACTTTAATTCAGGATCAGACCCTAAATTGCCTTTGACTGTGATTGGAATGCTCATAATTACCCTTCCTTAAGTTCTGTAATCTTACCGTCATTTTGTAATAATACAATCCGACCATCGGGCAAATGCATTGGCGCGGCCTCAGGATCAGCCCAAGACGAGACCATCCAGCCTTTAAAAGTGGCGTACGCAGGTTTTAAGTGAATCGAGTTAGTTCCAAGGTTGTGGCATTCGTGGTGAACCCACATCAGGTTGCTAACCGCATCTTTGCCGCCCCTGGACTTTAACTTGCGATGGTGCAGCGCCATAGATTCAGAAGCGGGTCGGCCACAGGATTCGCAGTAGCCGCCCGCTCTCTGAATAACCAAATTCACAATGTCTTGTTTAATCGTCATCGTCTTCCCACTCGGTGGGGTCAACGCTGGGATGATCAACTCGCAAAGGCAGGCCAAAAGGCGAAGGGAAACTCATCAGTACCAACCTCCATGCAAATCGGGTCCCGCTTGTCTTTTCCAAAACTCCCATGCTTTACACGGAGTCTGATAACGCTTGTAAATATACCGAAGTCCCGCTTTTATTTGTATTTGAGGGTCTTTTGGCTTGTAAGGGTAGTTGTAATTGCCCCAAGTCGATGGTAAAAACTGTGCGATTCCAAACGCGCCCGAGGATTTATTGTGGGCGTTTGGCCGCCAGTTGCTCTCCTTTGTCCAAAGATGATGCAAACAAGCAAACTCACGCTTGGGGTTGAGCCACTGTGACTCAACTTTCATCCGCGCATATTCTTTTGGAGACATCAGTTTGACCTTTTGCGCTTGCGTTACAAGAGGCGCTTGGGCTTTGGCTGGGGCAGCGGCTACAAGTCCTACCGCTAAAGCGGCTGCTAAAAGGACTTGCGCTGAAAACTTTATTGTTTACTCCGTCCGACCCTTTCGACAGGCTTCGCAGAGTTTTTCTCCATAATGCCACGCACCATACGCGCAGCGGTTTAGCATCTGATCCATTTACAGTTCCTCTCGGTTCGGGAATGGGTCGGGATTATTTTACCTGTAATTGTTTGCTAAGTGGCCCATCGAAAGACTTTGCATGGGCTTTGCCGTTTGGCTCCACCAGGATCACCTCGCGCTGCCATTTGGCAAAACCAAAGTCCACAAAGCGATCGTAAGCGTGGACTGCCTCCAGCGCGTTGTCATACTTGCGAGAAAAGGACACAGCCCCATCCTCAAGCACCTGAATCATGTAAGTAGCCGCCTCAGTCATAATCTTTCTCCCTTGAAAAAGTGAAACTATGCCCACAACTTTTGCAGGTCACTTCTTGCTCGATATTGCCCCAATCATCTGTTGAAAAGTCCTCGTTCCAATAGGCCGCACAATCTTTGCCTTGGTCCGCGCAATCGCCGCAGCGCTCGTTGCAGACAACTTCTAGTGTTATTTCCTCGGAATAAATCCCTGAACCCATCATCGAGCCTTCGTAACTCATTTGCCCTCTCCAAAGTAGCACTCGGTCATTGATTGGAAGCAGTAATGGTCGCCCATCCAGTTAATGTGGTTTACACCCCACATGATTGCCGTAAACACGCCAATCCAAAACAACACGCGCACCACAAAGCGCACCTGGTAATAACGCTGTGTTTTCATTCGCCTTCCTTTCCTCTTGCCACAACCACCGATTTGACGGTTGTTTTCAACCCATACATTGCCATGGCATCGGCCACTTGTAGCCACACCGACTCGCGCATTAATGCATTTTTATAAGATTTACTGAGGGGTATTTCAGGCCTATCAATGCCAAGTTCGCCGTCATAATCGATTTCCACCTCAACTTTGAATTTATACATCAGCCCCTCCAGGTTTGAGTCTCGTAGTTGGTCAAAATTAGGTGGCAGTTGAAGGCTCTGTCCCATACCGTTTGTGTTTCACAATTTTGCGTGGTCAGGAAAGCGCGGCAAAGAAGGACCGCCATATAGTTGTCCACCCAGTAGGCATATTTCCAATGCAACATGGGCGCTGGCTCAAAACGGTTTATTTGCTCAATCCAATGACCGCCCCACGGCATCGAGGTGTGGACTAATTGTTCAAAGTCCTCCTCGATCATGTGTAGTTTAATTTCACTCATTTGCGCACCAGGCTTGCATGAAGGTCGGCACAGGCGGTGCAAACCCAGGTGAGGAACTGCTCGCCGTTGTCGTACTGATACCAACGCCCAACCAAACGCTGAGCCTCTTTGCCGCACATTGGACAATCTTTCATTTCATTCGCCTCCTTCTGCGCAATTTGCACACACTGGTTGTGAGTAGCCAGCACCTTTAAAGTTCCAATAGAACGAGCGTCCGCATTCCACGCATTTCATTTTGTTTCTTTTCCAACCGACCACTTGCGCTTGACCGCATAGATTTCCAGGCATTGAGGCGAGCAGAAACCAATCGCGTCTTGGTGACTTGGTTCCACAAAGTTGTACCAGGCTCGATCGGGAAACATAGGAAACGCCTCACGGCACTCGGTGCAAATAATCTGCATAAATCCAGTCTTGGTTGTCATTATTTTGCCTCTCTTCCTGTTGCTTTGGTTAAACACTTGCGGCACACAATTGGGTGAACCTGTGAAAACAAGGTTGTTGCATCGTAAGAAAGTGGAGTTGCTGTGGTGTCAATTAAAATTGAGCCGTTGCATAAAGCGTTGTTTACAACTTTATTTACTTGGTGATATTTTCCACCGTTTGCTGCAGGGTAGTAACTTCTTGGTAATCCTAAAGTTCCTGGTGCGGTCATTTTCTTGCCTTCCTTGTCTTGGGGGCTTCCGCCCTGTTAAGACATACCTTGCCGTACTTTTGGCAAGAATGGAAGTATTTGTGGCACTTATTTAGACTATTTTTACGCGTGTTTTCCTGTGAGTTTTATCCACATTCGGACATTTAGGACCGCCAAAGGCCAACTTCCAAGAATGGAGCGCCGCCATAGATCTTTGTGGCGTTTATTTCGGTGACTTGCCCATCGTCTAAATACGCAATTGCGGTCATTGCATCTAACGCGGCGCGGATCAATTTATCTAAGTCGGGCGCAACTGTTGGGTGCAATCGTTTAACAGTTCTTGGTTTTGGCATAGAGAAAAGTAAATCTAATTTAACTGGCCCTGGTTCGGGCGTGCATCCAGCGCGGCGTGCCTCGATCGCTATTGCAGATCGCCACACCGCTAATTCTGCTCCCTTGTTATGCACCACATGTCCGTTGAAAACTTTCATTGAACCTTGCGGAACAGGAAGCCCATCTACTCTGAAACTAATCACACCTCGATTGTAACTGCATCATACAAACATGACCATTTTTGACGACCCATGGAGTCAACCATTGCTGCGTCAACTGCGCCAGCGTAATCAGGTTCCGATACAGATTTTACCAACCATTTGTGATCGCCAATGATTACTGTGTCACCACTTTGTACCATCGTTGGCATTACATTGCGTACGCTCATTACTCCCCCTAAGGTGTAACCGTTACATTAAATTGTAAGGGTTACAAGTGACCTTTGTCATGTTTTTGAGGATGTTTTTCTAAACAATTCTCGAAGTTCGGGTGGGGCTGGGACAGCGTTTGCTTGTCTTTCTAACTGTTCTTTTTGCCATTCCTGAAATGCCAAGCGTTCCTTTTCGGCGCGGGCTTTTGACTCTTCCAACTCGCGCTGGCGTTTTTCATCGGGGCTTAAAGTCCGAGGTGGCAGCGCAGAGTCGTTCCATCGTTGCGCGTTAAGCCAGGTGGAGGCGTGAGCCGTGAAAGATGGGTGGCGGTTTGGATCGGCTGCGTATCGACTTGCGCCCGCAATAATTACATCGGGCTGTTCAATCTTAATGGCCTTGTCCCAGGCTTTTTGCGCCGCGCCTTTGCCCACCTTAATTGGGTATGCCTTCCAAAATAAAGTAAAACCATCGGGTGTTTCATTGGATGGTTTATTAGGGTGGTTCATGGGGCGTGAAAGTCGCCCCGTAGATGTCGCCACAGTCGCCCCGTTGATGGACTCGTTGTCGCCCCGCTCATCGCGAGCAGACTCTGTGTCGCCTCGTAATCTTTTAATGTTAATCGTGTATTTATGGGGACGGCGGTCCTCCCTGCAAGTTGCGCTGCCTCCAGCGCCCTTTTGCATCCATAAATACTCAGCCTCTACCAGGCTATTGACGGCCCTTTGAACGGTGCGAATTGAAACGCTGGCTTTGGAAGCAATCGTTGCCTGGGAAGGCCAGGCTTCAGTTCCATCGTCAGAGGCGTGATCGGCTATTACGAGAAGCACCATCTTTTCGATAGTTGGTAAATCTGTTCGCCAAACTTCCGACATTAACCGAATGCTCATAACTCTCCTTCACTTCCTTAAAACTGATGCCAAACGATCGCAAGGCCTCAATTGCTCGTTTTAACTGCACTGGGTAGCGGCCTGGGTCGCCCACAGACCGCCTCTCAAGCCCTGTCAGGCCTCCCCACACGCCGTACTCCTCATTACCAAAGGCGTATGCCAAACAATCCCTCTGAATCGGGCAGCGCCCACAAATCGAACGGACCGCATTAATGTATTGATACGCCTCTTGATTGCGCTCCTCCTCGATCCGATAGAACAACTCGGTGTAAACACCTCGGCATTCGGCCTGATCCCAATCTACTTGTTCATACTTGGGCATCCAACCTCTCCAGTCGCATCGTAGTAGGAACAATAACGGCTGCAAAAGAACAGTCTTTCTGTTGGTGGTGGGGGAACTTCACCGTTGGCGACAATTGCCTTGATTTCATCTAACCAGGCAATTCCCTGAAGGGCGACTTCAGGGTTGTAATCCTCCACATGGGTTTTGATGTCGGCCATCTCGCCATCCCGAGGAATGGCGCACAGGGCTACTTGTTTAACCTCATAGCCGTTCTGCGCCAATAAATAGCCATACACCTGCACTTGCATTCGCTGTTGATCGCTAGGGAAATATCGCAGCGACTTTGTTTTGGTTGTCTTCCAGTCCACCACCAGGCCCTGGTCCTTGATGAATAAGTCCACATGGCCCTTCAAACCCTGGTGTGCAACCTCAACCTCAATAAGAAAGTTGTCGCCAAAAGGGTCCTCGCGCCTAATCGACTTCTCAATCCCAGCGTGGATAAAAGTCCCCAAAATGGCAGCCAGGTGTTCGGTGTTCTCATTTGTCTTGGGAGTTTGCACCAAGTCGTGCCAAACACGGCGGCGACAGCCCAAGATAGATGACGGCCCAATTTCAACCTGCTGGGAACGATCGCGCTGACCATCAAAAGCCAGCAACGACTTTGTCAGCATCTCGCTTATATTCATTAACGAGTCTCTCTATCAAATAGCAACGAATACCAGCCGCCAAAGAAATCCCACTCCAGCATCCAGTTTTGCCACCAAATGCTCCAATCGAACTTCGGGTCGTCAAAGTTTGTTGTGACCTGGCGTTGAATATTTGTGACAGTGTCAACTTTAGGTTGTGGCTGCGTAAATGGATTAAAAGTCTGCGTTGTCTGAGTAACAACTTTTACTCTTTCATTGGTATCGGGGTGCGCAGGTGATTCAATAATCTGCGTGCTGGCCACAGTCCAGGTGTTCGAGGGCAGATCTACTTTGACTTGTACACCAGGATTATTGTTGCCAATTCCCGCCACATTGTTTGTGACAGGGTCGGCCTTTGTTTGCAGGACATATTGTTCGCCAGCGCCCAGCGTTGCTTTTGCATAAGGGCTGCTTCGATCGCCACACACATCAGAAGTGCAAACAATCGCTTGCCCGACAGCATTTCCGTTTGCGTCTACTTTGACCCACGCGCCTTGGCCATCTGCCTGTGCTGGGGCCATTCCCACGATCATTAAAGCCGTTACTAAGATTTTAACCTTCATCATTTTTGCCTTCCTCGTCAGTTTGGACCTGCTTCATAAACGCTTCAAATGCATTTAATACATCCTGCGGCGTTTTATAGATGTTGCTGTTCTCAGCAATTCGCTCTGCCATTTTCCAATCATCAGGATTGATTGCCATTAATTCAACTCCATGCTGGTTCGGACAGAAGCGCTCATCGATCGAGCGATTTCCACCTGGGTTTTTAAACGCTGAACATTTGCACGCGCTGCTTTGACCTGGGCTTCAATGGTGGCAATCTTAAAATGCTGGTCGGCATTTTCTATAATTGCGATGTCTTCGCGCTCGCCAACTGTGTAATTTTTACCAGTCGGTGATGATTTACTGGCCAAAGAAATGCGTGTGCGTGCCATAGCCACTTCGTACTCAGCCGTGGTCTGATGAAATTCACGCTCGGTGTTAACCAAGATTTCATGGCCTTCATCGATTTCTTTAGACAACGCATAAAGGCGTGCCTCAATCTGTGCTGGTGTTACCACTTGAGTCATCATCGGCTTCCTCCTTTACCAAAGTAAGTCCAGCAGTCTTTTGTCGCTCTTCCATTTCAATGACCTTTTTGGCATCGTTTGTTAAATTGAATGGATCGGGACCTAACTGGAAACCAGCCTTATCCATGGCCTCTGCCAAAACCTCGGCAAAAATACCGTCTAACTCGGCGG